TTATTTCTTCTTCGCTGTTTTGGCAGATTCTTTAAACGCTTTGGCAGTTGGCGCGCCCTTGTCGCCTGGCTGGCGCATCTTCTCTTTGCTGCCAGCGGCTATGCGCTCACGTTTTGCATGGATATTGGCATATAAGCCGGGTTTGGTAGCCATATCAACACTTCCATCGTTTAAGAGCTGCTTTAGCGCGTTCGCCATCTTTGGCGTTGGCCGCTACTGCGCCCATTCTTGCACAAAATGAATCCTTGCGCCCTTGATCTGCTTTTGTTTTTGGATTAGGCGCTGGCGCTTTAAGATTGCTGCCAGTTTCTCGATTGTACTTCTCACGCCCTTTGGCGGTCAACCCAGCGCCTTTGGACACTGGCAATTTTTCGCCACGGCCAACGCTTAAAGAGACATTCTTTTTTGTAGCCATCTAACTTCCCATCCATGAAGTTGCAACTGCCGTGCGGTCAGAATATGCGCGGGTTCTTTCCTTCGCAGCATATTCTCTATGAGCCACAGGAAAGGCAAAAGTAACGGCCAAAGCATCGGCTGCATCAGGTGAAGCGATACCTCGTGCTTTCATTTCCTTCTTACCTTCCAAAAAGATAGTACCTGCGGAATTGGGCTTTTTAGTTGGCCCGGTGAGGTCAGCTTTGAGCTGTCTGTCGGTAGGAATCGAGGCTGACCTGAGCCATTCGCGCATCATACCCCACATCTCAGCTCTTTTGTTACCCCACATTATGGGGTTTTTCGCTTTCCAAGCAAAGTTAACCCCGCGCACTTTGTACCGCTGCTCGGTTAATCTGTCAAGTATCCCGTATCCGAGGCCACCCTCGTCAATTACAGTCAAAACAGGCTTGTATTCTTCGATCGCCTCGATGACGTGGCCGACAACGCTCATGGTATCTTCACCTTTGAAGCGCTTGATGGCCACCAAGTCACGCCCTTGGCGCACCACGATGACTGTTGAGTCCATACCCCCACGAGCTGGGTCAACACCGATGACAATCGGGGCTGTCAGGTCTTTGTATTTAGGCCGTTTGAACGCATCTTCGACCACAACGGGCGAGATAAACTGGTCTTCGCCGGCAGCTGGGAACTCACCATAGACCTCGATGCGTGCTTGTATGGAGTCTTCGCCGTATTCGGCAATAATCTGATCGTAAATACCCTTGTCCGTGCCTTCGACTGTCCTGGCATCGATGATTTCAGTGTCCCAAAAGTCCCGTTTGGCGTTAAAACACTCGAAGAAGTACCCGGTGTTGCGCCGTGGGTTACTGAACGCAAACCAATACCTGTCCAAAATCTTCTCGGTAAAGAAGCCTGAAGCCACGCTCCAAATAGTGTCTGGAATACCCGATGCTTCGTCAAAAATTACCATCATGCCATCGTGATTGTGGACACCGGCATACGAGTCTGGGTTCTCTTCAGACCACAGCTTCCCCTCAGCGGCCCAGTAACGAGTACCCTTCTTAAGATCCCGCTCCACCAGATCGGTCAGCCACTGCGCCGGCACGAGTTTTGTAGCGCTTGGTTCCCACCAGTGCGAGTTGATCGCCATGGTCGCCCACTTGGTCAGCTCACCCCAGGTCACTGTGCGCAGCTGGTTCTCACTGTTAGCCGAGACAATGACGCTACTGCCTATCCGAGTGGTCAGCATCCACAGAATCAACCACGATACCAGCGCCGACTTACCAATACCACGACCAGACGACACAGCACGTCTAAGTGCATCCATGTCCATCTGTCCACGGTTGGCCTTGATGTGATCGGCAATCTTCCTAAGTGTCCTGCGCTGCCAGGCTCGCGGGCCTTTGAAGTGTTCGAGGGGTGTGTTCTTCTGCCCCCATGGAAACGCAAAAAGTACAAATGTTTCTGGGTTGTCTGCAATCTGCGAACTCCACAGTTGGCTCATTAGCACCTGCTCGTCTTCTGGGGAAAACTTAAGTGTTTGCATTAGTCTTCCTCTGAATCAATTGAATCCATGATCAACTGATGCTTGACCAATTCCAGCACACCTATGACAGTGGACATGTACAACGATTCATCGTAGCGGTGAACCACTTCGAGGAGTTCATCCACCAACCCACCGGCCAATTTACCTTGATTCAAAATCATTATTTTGCCTCTATATCAGTTACATCGGCCAAGTCAATCACCCTGGCGTTCGCCGCTTCGATGGCTGCCAGTATCGAGATCCCACCAGTCATCTCGATGTTAGTGGTCGCTCCGTACTTCTTGCGATTGTGCGCACCCATGAGCCACTTGCGAGTGTCGATCTTCAGTCTCGACCTGTTCACATCTTCGAGTGTGTCATCCGCATCGGCAATCTCTATGATCTCGCCGGCCATGAACTCGGTGCGCATCTCTTGGGCTTCATCAAACAACTGCTTACGGGTCGGGTCTTTCTTGATCCACCGGTAAAAGTCGTTGTAGTCGATGTGCCGCTGGTCATCATTGAGCACCTGCGACAAGGACTTGCCGTGGGCAACCTCATCGATGACTCGCATGAATACATGCTCATACTGAGCCAATACCAATGACTTCACCGCAGGGGGTGATTTGGCAAGCGTGCGAGGCGCAGGGTCTAACCAGTCTGGTATTTCGATTTTGTTGTCGCTGGTCATTGTGACATTTGCGCCTACAGGATCGGGATTTAATGATTCCATAGTGCTGTGGATCATAACGGGGTTTTGGGATGTGTGCAACTGTGGGATAGCGGAACCCAGTGGGTAACGGGTTAATTTGAAAAAATAAAAAATTGTTCGTGATACCTCCCAGTCTTGGCCCCCTCGGCCATCGGCCCTACCCGGCCCCATCGCGCAACTGGCACGGATTTTGCTTCGCGCCGCCGGCCATCGCGGGCCGCTGGCCATCGCGCCGCCGTGAATCGCTGGCCGCCGTGGAGCGCAGGCGCAGGCCGCCGCCGGTGAATCGATGCGGCCATGTTGCCCGCTGGGTGAATCAGTGGCCACAAAACCCAGCGGGTTCGCTGATTCGCTGGCCATGGGCACGGGAACCCAGCGGGTGAGGGAATCACCCAGCGGGTTCGCGGGTTCGCGGGATCGGGGGCCAGTGGTACAATTGTGACATCGCGCAGGCGAGGGGGCCGATTCATACTTTTTGAAACAGCACAAGAAATCAAGAATCCCAAAAACCCTCTCCCTTCTGTAAGTCACAAGTGACGCACCAAGGGAAGCAGGGAAACCCAGAGGGTTAGGGAAAGCACCTAGTAAATATTTTGTCGAATAGTGTTGACAAGCTCACCCACTGGGTTACAATTCATACACCGGCACACAAAACCGGCCCCGTAATTTGTAACTGTAACCTGGAGAATTTAATCATGAACAAATCAGAGATTCGCGAATTGAGCAAGATTGAGCAATATCACGCCGCAGGCCTGGGCCTTGATTTTGTGGCCCGTGCATTGTCTGCGCTGATCCGCTCAGCTCGCACAAATAAAAGCGCCGCTGCGCTTCGTGAGCACGCCGCCCGCCTGGGTGTAATTGGTCACCCTGAATTCATTGCCTAATGTAACCGGCCAGGCGCGAAGCCTGGCCACCGTAACCCTGGAGAATTTAATCATGAACAAGCACAATCTGCACTACATCGATTTAAACCCCGAAGCCCTGCCCGCTGAGGAACCCTCCGACCTGGCCATTGTGGCCGGGGCCGTGGCTTTGCTGGCCGGCCTGGGCTTTGTCCTGATCGTTTTGTTTTCACTGTAACCCGTAACCGTAACCCTGGAGAATCTAATCATGAAAAACGAAAACCCCGTATTGCTGGCCGCCGCCGTTGATCGCCTGGCACTGATCAAGGCCCAGATTGCAAACCTGAAGGCCGAAGAGGATCAGATCAAGGCCGTTCTAATCGAAGCTGGCCAGGCGGCCATTGAAGGCCACTTACACCGGGCCGCCGTGAGCTTCTGCCCTGGCCGCGATGTAACAGACTGGAAGAGTATCGCTGAGCACTTCACACCTTCGCGCCAACTGATCACGGCGCACACGGCCACCGGCGCAGCCTTCTACACTGTGCGCGTAAGCGCTCGCAAAGCATAAGGGGCAGGCCATGAAACCGATTGTTTACTACACTGATCCTGGGCACGGTTGGTTCGCCGTGAAACGTGCTGAGCTGGCCGAGCTGGGAATACTTGGCCAGATTTCGCACTATTCTTACCAACGGGGCCGCACCGTATATCTCGAAGAGGATTGCGATGCGACACTGTATTTCACGGCGCACAAGGCCGCCGGCACGGTTCCCCCGTACATCGAGAAACACACCGACAAGCGCCACCCGATTAGATCTTATGCAACATTCAAGGCCTGATCATGAACCTATTCAATCAATTTATCACTGACACTTTTTTAACCCGTAACCGTAACCCTGGAGAATTGAAAATGCATGAATACGAAGACACTGATCAAGATTTTGCGGAATTCACCGAAGACGATGAGCGAGCGCTGGCCGATATGGAGCGCGAAATAAGAACCGAAGCACGCAAAGCTCAGATCCGCGAACAACGTGAAAAGCTCGAAGGGGGCCAGGCATGAAATACCATTTCATTCTAAAATCTGCCAATAGCAAAACCGGCCCGCTGCCCGTTACTTATTCCCAGCGGGAAACCTGCCCGGAAAGCTGCCCCCATTACCGGGCCGACTGTTATGCCGAGGATTACTACACCCGTATGAGCTGGGATAAAGTGGCCGAGAGAGGGGGCACGCTGGCCCAGCTTTGCGAATCAGTGGCCGCCCTGCCCGCTGGCCAATTGTGGCGGTTCAACGTGGCCGGGGATCTGCCAGGCGCAGGCGAGCACGTTGACGCCGCCGCCCTGGGTGAGATTGTACGGGCCAACACTGGCCGCCGGGGGTTCACCTACACCCACAAAAAGACACCCGAAGCCCTTTACTGGGCACAATGCGCCACCGACTGGGGCTTTACGGTTAACTTGAGCGCTGATGATGCCGGCGAAGCTGACGCGCTGGCCGCCGTATCCAATGCGCCCCTTACCTGCATCGTGCCCATGGATACACCGGAGAAAAGCTACACCCCCGAAGGCCAGACAATCATTGTCTGCCCAGCTCAAACCCGCGAAGATATCACCTGCGCCACCTGCGGGCTTTGCGCCCGTGCTGATCGGCGCGTAATTATCGGGTTTCGCGCCCATGGATCGCGTGCCCGGGTAACTGATGCGCTGGCCAGGCGCGTTATTCCAATAATGAAAGGTTAACTATGTCAACACACTACGATAAAACCCGCGTAACGTTTCACCGAGGGAATGCTTTTGCACCTGAGGGGATCGAGATCGAACCCTTCGCTATGTTCACAATGACCGACCTGGTCGACCGTGAATTGATCGATGCAATATGCGCCCTTGTGCGCGAACATACGAACAAAGCGCACGCCGATTGCTGCAACATTAGAATTTTTACCGAAGATTGGGATTGTTAAAAATGATAAACCTTGAAAATTTAACGGCCACTGAAGCCGAAGCCCTGGCCTACGCTGAGGGGTTCACTGGCACGGCCAGACAGTTTGCCAGGATCGCCGACCTGCAACGGGCACTAGGGCAGGCCGTGGCCGCCTTAGAAGAGATTGCCTACCATATGCCCGAAAAGCACCGGCCAGGGGCCGCACGCGAAACCCTGGCCATTATTGAAGACATAGTAAACCCAAAGGATCTACCAAAATGAACCATACCGAAGCCGAATACATTACCGCCGGGTTTCAATTTGAGAGGGATCAGATCCCGGCCCAGTCGCTGCGCATGATGCTGGAATCGGAGAGCATCGATTTTCGCGCCGAAGCCCGCCGCCTAATCGAGCAAGGCCGAGCTGAAGCACGGTTAACGGCGGCGCAGGCATGAGCGCCCTGATCGCCGCCGCTATTTTTGCCCTAATCGCCGCCTTCTGGGATCTATAACCCGCTGGCCAGGCTAACCCCTAATTTACCCCCAGCAAACCCGCTGGGGGCTTTTTTAACCCTAATTCTGAGGATCCAATGACACAATTCAAAACCGACCTGCTGGCCTTTACCGATCGCCTGGCACTGAGCGAAGCACGGGCCGCCGGCCTGCTGGGTGTTCCCGTTTTCACGTTTCGCAAGTGGGCCGCTGGCCAACGAGCGCCGAGCGCCGCCGCCGTGCAGCTGCTGGCCGTGCTGGGCACGCTCGAAGCGCTGGCCCCGGACGTGCTGGCCGCACTCACGCCGCCGCCGGACGCCGCCGCCCCCACCAAGAGCGCCGGACGGCCTAAGAAACTAATTGTTAAGGCTCCCAACTAACCGTTGGTTAAGGAATCCAACCATTGATTAAGGCTCCCAACTATGAAACAAAATTATAAGGCTCCCAACCAGCCAACAACCGTATGGCCGTTTCCCCCATTCCCAAACCCACTGGATAAGGGTACAAAGGTTCCTAAGTTCAACCCTGACAACTATGAGGACGCACCACTATGACGATACTTACAGCAAAAGAAATGGTAGCTAGTGTTTTAAAAATAATGGACGATGTAGCTTCCGAATACCCCGAAAAAGACCGAGAGCGTTTAAAAGCGGTCATGCTTGGTCATCTAGGCATGAGCATGTTTAAAGGGCCACTTGAAACTAATGAAGGGAAAACACATGATCCACACTGACGAAGATGATGAATTCGCACGCATCGAGCACGAGAATGCAATGCGTAACGGGCAACCCTATCACTATGACGTTTATGTCTCACCCTCCCAGCGTAACCAGGTGCTGGAAGAAGTGGCTAAAGAATTTGACAAAATGAAACCGTTTGGCGATACAGCTCAAAGTTTTGCCTGCTTTGTTAGGGACATGAAGACGTGAAAAAGCCCCTCGCGGGGCTTGATCAATCCAGCAACTCAGCCCCGTGAACACGAGGTTTTTCTTTTCTGGATAACCTATAGATCTCATCAAGCTGACGCTGCTTAGCATCAATGACAGCCTTGCGGTGATCCTTAAACTGCACAGCCAACGCAGGATTGATAGCCCACTGGGCGTGGTGCTGGTTCTCTCGTGTGCCGTCATCCATTCGCATGACCCATCTGCCCTTCTCTAGTGGATACATCGCGCCGTAGATCATTTGGTCTTGTTGCCACACGTTGACTTTCTCGATCTGACGGCGTGCTGACCGCTTAATCTCGGCCATGGTAATCGTGCTCTCATCGGCGTGCTGGATAATGTAATCACGCAGCCAAGTATCGAAGTTGGACGAGCCGCTAAGTTCTGCCAGTGCATACCGATACGCAGGCACAACATAAGATTGAACCAACTGAATCACCCGCTGGGTCAGCTCTGCACTGACTGCCATGCTAAAGGGCGATTCGATCAAGTGGAACATGAGAATCAAACGGCCTGTTAAGCCTTCCAACTTACCGAAGGCCGTCATGAACGTATCGTCAGATTGAAGTAGGCGCTCATCATTGCGCTTGCTGTCGTACCAGTCTTGGAACGCCTGGTAAGCAACCTTGGCCTCGGGGCTGAGCTGGTAAGTCGTGGCAGGCAGGGCGAACACGATACGCAGGGTTTGCTCCCACTGATCCTTATTCAACAGATAGTCGGGGATCTCGATGGGCTTCTTGGTCAAGTCACCGTTTAGGATACAAGGCACAAAGCGCTGAACCAGACCGTCAGCACTCAGGTTGTGCAGGTTCTCACGGAACACACGGGGCTGGATGTTGCCATAAATCGACACGGCCAAGTTCTCAGCATAAATCGATCCACTGCCTACGCGATCCATCTCGTAGCTTGATGACTCGTAAGCCTTGACCCATGCCGAGCGATCCTCACCACTGGCCTTGTCGGTAAGTTTCCGAACCCAGCTGTTCATCTCGTCTAAGGCACACAACAACCCACGGGGTCTGTCTGCTGCCAAGCGCACCAGTTTCTGACTGGTCACGTCATCCACGGTAATGCGCAGAGGTACGGGCTGGGGTGGCAGCTCAAACACTGACGGTGCTTGGCTGGTGTCCATAAGCGCTTCGGGTGATGCTGAGAAGTCAAGGAAAGCCTTCTTGCTTGAGGCAAACATGGCTTCCTGCCCCTCCCAGTCGAGCATCTCTTTTCTAAACCGTGGCCGGTCTTCGATCTCAAGGTGCTTTAAAGGGGCCAACATGGGCGCAGAGCCTGGGGTCTTTTTGTCTGCTGGCGCACCGATGGTCATCAACCACAACACTGGGGGAACCTTAAAATCCTTGATCAACTCAAGCCGTGTGCGTGCATCGACTACACCGCACACAGCGGCTAAGCCTGCGAACAAGGGAACAAGAGGATCACAGCCAACAGTCTGGCCGATCTCGTTTGCACGTCTAGCAATGACGGCTGGCCACAAAGAAACATCCATCATCGGTGGCCTTGGCCGCAGGTCAACGATGACTGACTTTGGGTCAGCGGGTGACTCCACTTGAGCGAACATTGTGGAAATGTCAGGCATAGGGCGCACCCATCCGTGTTGTTTGGCTATATGGAAAAGGGATCCTAGTTTGACAGCAGTTGCCTTGTCATTGCGAAAGCTCATCCACTGGTGAGCGATTTGTGATTCGCCAGGATATTTGGCAGACGGCATCGACCAGTCATTCCAAAGCGTAAGCGCAGTTTCAAGTTGATCTGTCTGTTCGCCAGCCCACTTAAGCGCCATGCCCACTGTGACCCACTCCTCACGAGAGCAGTCGGGGTTTATGGCTTCCAGCGCTGTGCGGATGTCTTCCCATGAGGCATCAATCGATTCACCTGTGCCAATCGTGCGCTCTTTGTCCTGCGCCAGCAGACCTTGCCACAGATCGAGCAGGGGCTGAGGTAGCACCGGCAAACGTGTCCAGTGACCCTTGCCTGCCCAGCGGTAGGGCTGTTGTGTCTCTGGGTGAATGGATGGTGGCAGGACATCCTGCACCGTGAGATTGTTGGCCGTGGCACAGCGCAACTCGTATGCAGTGACACCGTTAATCAGGATCTTTTTAGACGGCAGCGTCAGGCCAAAAGGCATATTAAACAAAAGTTTGCCGTGACCAGCCCTGCCCGAGTCCACAATGACAGCATCGTTTGCATCATACAACTCTTGCAAATCGATACCGTGTTGCTTTAGTGCAACGGTGGTGCTGTCCCACTCGTCAATGTCCAATGCCATCGTGCCAGAGTAGGCGTGAGCAAGGCCAATTCCAAAGCCTTGGGGCAGGTCACCCTGTGCCTTTAAAGCATTTGGTTTAAGGTTCCAACCAGGTGTGCGTGGCCCCTTTGTGCCGGCAGGGATGGGCACAAGTGACCAGCCGTGACGGATGTACGCATCAACAGATGCGGGATGTTGTTGTACTTGTGGTGATACGCTCATATAATCGTTTCTGACAATGCAGTTGTCACTTGTTTCATGGATTTGTCTCCTCCTTTGGCCCCGGTCTAACCACCGGGGCTTTTTCTTTGCTAAAAATTTATTTACAAACTGTTGTACAATCGTACCACACTGTGCTACACTTTGTGCAACCGTTCAGGAAAATAAATTATGGCAACCAAACCCCTTACTAAGTTTTTGACCGTTAGGCTCACGCCTAATGATCACAAAGCATTTCACCGAAAGGCAGATAGGTACGGTAAACCGTCCGATGTCTTGCGTGAGATAGTGCAAGCGTTCAATTCTGACCGCCTTGTAATTCAACCCCCCGTAATCGAAAAGGAATCGTTATATGTCATTGGAAAATAAAATTGAAGCGCTGACTGCCGCTGTTCTCGCGTTGACTGCCAAACTTGAGTCGAGCAATGTAGCACCAGCCGCACCTGTTGCGCCAGCTCCCGCACCTGTGGTACAAGTTGCTCCTGTGGTGGCCGCCCCCGCTATGCCAGCACCCCCAGCTTTCATAGCTCCTGCGCCAGCTCCAGCACCTGTTATTGCCGGCGCACCGTTCAGTGATGGTAAAGGCCTGATCGACTACGTCATGAGTGCATATAAGGCACTGGGCGCAGCTAAGGGTTCACAGATCCAAAACGTGTTGGTTAGCTTGGGTTACCAGAACATCAACGATGTCAAGCCTGAGCACTATGGTCAATTGTTTGCTGGCGTTGAGGCACTCAAGTGAGCGATCACGCTAAGTTGTCCCCCTCTAAGCGCAACCGTTGGGCCTTGTGCCCTGGTAGCATTCGAGAGGAGGCCAAGTACCCCGAACCAGAAAGCGGTGAAGCCGCTGTTGACGGTACACATAGCCACACGCTGCTAGAAAAATGCATTGATCAAGATGTTAATGCGCAACACTTCGTAGGCCAAAATCTCTTTGACCATGAGGGGCAGTTTAAGGTTGACGCAGACCGTGCCAAACGTGTGCAGATTGCACTGGATTACATTGCCAAACGGAAAGCAGAAGAGGGCACGCCCTTCTTTATCCCTAAAGTGCTGAGTGAAACCCGTGTTGACCCTGCACACCTGCTTGGCCGTGGCGACTTGTCTGGCACTGTTGACGTTCAGCTTGAGTGTTATGACACACTGGAGCTGATCGACTATAAAGATGGCATGGGTGTCGTTAGCGCTGAAGGTAACTTGCAGCTTGAACAGTACGCTTACGGTGTGCTGGCAGGCTACAAGCTGCCCGTTAACGGCCCCTATCCCTTTGACAAAGTTCGCATGACGATTATCCAGCCCAAGCTGGCACTGCGCGGTATGAATCCAATCACATCGCATACTGTGACTGTTGCCGATTTGTTTGCAAATATGGGTACAATCATCACGCAAGCTGCCGCAACTGACAAACCAGATGCACCGCTTGTACCGGGTGAAGGTCAATGTAAATTTTGCCGCGCAAAGGGATCATGCTCCGCGCTGGCAAGTAACGTAATGAAGGAGGTAGGAATCATGTTCCAGCCAGTAATGCAAACACTCGATGTCGCGCAGCAAAGCGCTGACAAAGATCCATCTACGATGGACGATGCCCAGATCCGTCAGATCATGGAAGCCGCTCCCCTAATGCGCCAGCTCCTCGAAGGTGTGGAGAAGGAAGCCCTGCGCCGTTTGGAAGCTGGTCAAACCATTGCCGGCCTCAAACTGGTCAATGGCCGTGGCTCCCGTGCCTGGGCACTACCCGAAGAAGAGATGGCCGAGAAGCTCGTGAAGATGGGCATCCCCAAAAGCGCGATCTATGAAACCAAACTCGTCACCCCCGCTAAGGCTGAGAAGCTGACGTGGGACAAGAAAGACGGCACAAAGGTTCAGCTCACCGACCGACAGCTTGCCCGTATGGAGCAGGAATATGTCGTAAAGATGGCTGGCAAACTGACTGTCGTTCCTGAATCTGATAGCCGCCAGGCTGTCGTAATGAATGCTGCGCCGCTGTTTAGCGCAGTTGAAACCCCCGCTGAGCTCCCCGCTTGGCTTTCGTAAATCAATGGAGTAAATGTAATGTCCGAAGTTATCTTTTTATCAAACGTCCGTTTGTCTTTCCCCCACCTCGCAGAACCCCAAAAGCAGGTCAATGAGCAAACAGGTAAGGAGCGCATCTCTTACAACTGTGAGTTCTTGATGCCTCAAGACCACGCAGGGTTTGCCCAGTTCATGGCACGCTACGGTGCGATGGCACTGGAGAAGTGGAAAGAGCACGCCAACATCGTAATGGGAATGATCCAGCAAGACCGCAAGCTGCGTTGCTTTGGTATGGGTAACGAGAAGGTCAATAAAAAGACTTTCCTGCCCTATGACGGCTACGCCGGCAACGTGTTCATCACTGCTGGCCGTGACACTGCACCGCAGATGATCCAAGCCGATGGCTCACCTGTTGATCCTGCCAACACGATGGCGTTTCAGCAATTGGCCCGCAAAATGTACGGTGGCTGCCGAGTTAACGCTGCCGTTAAACCTTGGTTGCAAGAGAACAAGCATGGCCGTGGCATCCGCTGTGACCTGATCGCTGTTCAATTTGCTGGTGACGATACTGCATTCGGTGAAGGGGCCGTTGATGCGTCTAACTTGTTTGCTCCGGTTGCAACTGCTCCGGCTGGAATGTTCGGTGCTGCGCCTCAAGGTGTGCCTGCGATGCCTGGTGCGCCGTTTCAAGGCTTACCTTCGTTCTTAGGCGGTCAATAAGAATCGGGGTCACTGCCTCTGGGAGTTCCCAGGGGGCCGGACAGTGACCCCACCTAATTTGGTAACTGTAATGAGTAATGATTATGTGTATGACATCGAAACCTACCCCAACGTCTTCACGCTGGCGCTGGAGCATACAGACGCGCCGTTATGCTGGTCTTTTGAGATCAGTGACCACCGTAACGATTCCAAAGAGATCATTGAGTTTCTCCAGTATCTCAAGGATACGAACGCACGCATGGTCGGGTACAACAACTTGGGGTTCGACTACCCCGTCCTGCATACGCTGATCCGCATGGGCAAATCTGATGCCCGAACCCTATACGACAAGGCCATGGCCATCATCCATTCGCAAGATGACGATGAGGGCGGTAAGTGGATGCACCAGGTTAACCCGACTGACCGGTTTGTTGATCAACTCGATCTGTTCAAGATCCATCACTTTGACAACAAGGCACGGGCTACCAGCCTAAAGGTACTTGAGTTCAATATGCGCTCAGACACCATCGAGGATCTGCCATTCCCCGTGGGCACGAACTTGGATAAAGAACAGATCGTAACCCTCAAGAAGTACAACGCCAAAGACGTGCGGGAAACCAAAGCGTTTTATCACAAGTCGCTGGACATGATCCGGTTTCGTGAGGAGCTTACAGCCAAGTACAGCCGTGACTTTATGAACCACAACGACACCAAGATTGGCAAAGACTACTTTGTCATGAAGCTGGAAGAGGCCGGTGTCGCCTGCTATGACTTTGGCTCCAAGGGCCGCACACCCCGCCAGACCCCACGCCCATCGATTGCGCTCAAAGACGCCATCCTGCCATGGATCCAGTTTGACGCACCCGAGTTTAACCGTGTGCTAAGCTGGCTAAAAGAACAGACAATCGTTGAAACAAAGGGGGTGTTCAATGATCTTATTGCTCGCGTTCATGGGTTCGATTTTGTTTTTGGCCTTGGCGGTATTCATGGATCCATTGAGTCGGAAGTGGTCGAATCGGATGCTGATCACGTCATTGTTGACTTGGACGTTACCTCTTATTATCCAAATCTGGCAATCACTAACGGATTTTATCCTGCTCACTTAGGCAAAGAATTCGTAAGTATTTACAAGCACCTGTTTGATCAGCGCAAAACGTACCCCAAGAAATCAGCCGAGTCAGCGATGCTGAAGCTGGCGCTCAACGGTGTGTATGGCGACAGCAACAGCCGGTTCAGTGTCTTCTATGACCCACTATTCACCATGTCCATTACGCTTAACGGCCAGCTCCTGCTGTGCCTGCTGGCTGAAGGGCTGATGCACATCGATGGACTTCGCCTGATCCAAGTGAATACCGATGGCCTGACAGTGCGTGTGCCCAGGCAAAACAAGTGGCTGGTGGATTTGGCCCGTGCAGCTTGGCAATCGCGCACCGGCTTGAACCTTGAAGAAGCCATCTACAAAACCATGATGATCCGTGACGTAAACAACTACATCGCCCAGTATGAAGATGGGAACGTCAAGCGCAAGGGTGCTTATGAGTACGACATGGAGTGGCATCAAAACGCCGGCGGTTTAGTAATTGCCAAGGTTGCGGAAAAGGTTTTGACCGAAAGCGCACCGATCCGCGAGACATTACACAACTGGCCAGACATTATGGATTTCATGCTTCGCACCAAAGTGCCACGGTCTAGCCATTTGGCCATTGAGCGTGACGGCGTGACCTCACAACTACAAAACATCACACGCTACTACATCGCTGAGGGCGGTGGACGACTGTTCAAGTGGATGCCCCCGCTTGCCAAGAATCCTGGTCAATGGCGAAAGATCGGCGTTGAGTCTGGCTGGGGTGTCCAGCCTTGCAACGACATCAAGGATGCTGGCAAATTGCCGGTGGATTTTGACTACTACATTCAAGAGGTGGAGAAACTCTGCCTTGGACTAGCATGACAAGTTTTCAATTGTGGGAATACAACAACCTTGCACGTTTTGCAGAAGAAGCAAACGAAAAGCTATATGACCAACAAAAAGAGATTGAAACCCTGAAAGAAGATCTGCGCGTTGCACTTGACGCATATCGAACATTGGTGATTGAAAATGCTAGAGAAAGACATTGAAGCCCGAGTCTGTGAATACGCCCGTTCCAAAGGTGTGCTTGCGTACAAATTCACCAGCCCCGCACGGGCTGCTGTGCCTGACCGTATGTTCATCGCACCAGATGGCCGTGTGTGGTTTTGTGAATTCAAACGAGGAGGTCAGAAGCCAACTCCTGCTCAGGAGCGGGAACACGCCAAACTCCGCGCCCAAAAAGTAAATGTATTTGTAATTGATAACGTAATCGAGGGTAAGACAATGATTGATGTAATGGTGATGGGATGCTGACCCCAGAGTTACTGCACGGCTACCAGCAAAAGGCTGTCAACTTCCAGTGCACCCGACCCAACTCGATGTTGTGGCTGGACATGGGACTGGGCAAGACCGTGATCACGCTAACCAGCTTGGCCCACCTGATCCGCACCCAGTTCCTGCGGGGCGTGATCATCGTGGCCCCGATCCGGGTTATCCGGCTGGTTTGGCGGCAAGAGGCTGTGAAGTGGGAGCACACCAAGCACCTGCGGTTCAGCATGGTCACGGGCACAAAGGATCAGCGCACCCGCGCCCTGCTGCGCCCGGCTGACGTGTACCTGATCAACTACGAGAACCTTGGCTGGCTGTCGGAAACGATCCAGACTTACTTTGTCAAGAAGGACAAGCCGCTGCCGTTTAACGGGATTATCTGGGACGAAATCAGCAAGATGAAAAACAGCGCGACTAACCGAGTCAAAGCGTTTCGCAAGATTGCTGAGAAGTTTGAATGGTCAACGGGCCTGACCGGCACACCAGCCTCCAACGGCTACAAAGACCTACATGGTCAGTTTTTGGTAGTGGACAAGGGCGAGCGGTTGGGCACTTCTAAGACGGCGTTCCGCACCCGTTTTTACAAGAAGGTCGGGCCGTACAAAGAAGTGCCATATGAAGATACCGAGGACACAATTAAAAAGCTGATCGGCGACATCACGCTTGAAATGAGCGCTGAGGACTACAACCCGCTGCCAGATCTTATGATCAACAATGTTGAAATCGAGATGCCTGACGATCTACGGGCTAAGTATGAAAAGATGGAAAAGGAGTTTTTCCTGACCCTTGACAGCGGCACAACCGTGGAAGCGTTCAACCAGGCTTCACTGACCAACAAGTGTCTCCAGTTCTCCAATGGAGCCATGTACCCGATTGCCGGGATGCCCTTGTGGGAGCCGGTGCATGACCTTAAACTCGATGCGCTTGAGGAGATCATTGACGAAGCCCAAGGCTCACCGATTTTGTGCTCTTACGCTTACCGCTCGGACGCTGCACGGATCATGGAGAAGTTTAAGCACCTTGACCCGATCAACCTGACCGAATGTAAATCCGAGTCATCGCTTAACAACGCCATGCACCGCTGGAAGACTGGTGACTGCGCTCTGATGATCGGCCACCCAGCATCGATGGGTCACGGTATTGACGGCCTACAGAAGAACGGCCACATCCTCGTGTGGTACGGCCTCAACTGGTCACTGGATCTGTACGAGCAGTTTAACGCCCGTGTGCGCCGTCAGGGCCAGGGTGCGCCGGTAATCTGCCACCGCATCATGTGCCAAGACACATTGGATCAGGCGCAAGCACTAGCCCTTGACGACAAGGCCACCACGCAAGCAGAACTTAGAAACGCAATTAAAGAATACCGCATGTCTAAAAATGTGTGATACACTGTGTAACACCATAACCAAGGAGTAATTGTAATGTTTAGAGAAACCGTAAACTATTTCAAATCTGTATTCGATGTGCCAACCGCTGAGATGCTGGCGCTCAAAGAGCTTGAGGAGTGCAAGCGCAAGCTGCTGGAAGCCCAGACTGCCAAGGAATACGCAGAGTCAATGTGCAAGTACCGTGAGGCGCAGATTAAACGCCTGACAGCATACTTACACAGTTCAACAGAGGAGAAGTGATGCCTCGTCTTAAACCACCAGAGCCACTCAAATCACGGTACACGCGCATGACTGACAAGCAATGGATTATTTTCCAACAGCTTGGCGGTTCAGAATGGTTAAGGGAGCTTCTTGAAAAGAAAGCCCCGATGCCTGCCAAGTACTACAAGACTACGCAAACACCCGAGTCCCAGTCTTGTCAATGATCAGCTTTTGCTTGCGTGGTTTGGCCTCTGGTGTGTTGGGTATGCTTACATGCGTCCAGCGGTCAAACTCGCGGATCACCTGGTCAAACCCAAGGTCTGACGCAATGATTGCCCTGACCACTTGGTCTGGCGTCATAGCGGGTACACGAATGTCAGCAGCGCAGCCGATCCGATGCTGAGAAGTATCTTTACTGCCCACAGCGTCATTGACAGCTTTTGATCGGAAAGCTGAATTAACCATGATGGGCTTGCCGCCCAAGACGGTT